AGATGAGCGCTAGTCTCGTGGGCTCGGAGATGTGTATAAGAGACAGGTTTTAATTGCACGGATACCTGCGGCTTTCCACCATTTTGCGTTCATACTATGTACTCCTTTCAAATTTGCGCCTTGCGGCGTGTATTACAGAATTTTTCCCAGCACCCAGCCGATGATGCCGGTGACCAGTGCGGTCACGACGATCTTGACCAGTGCGTCCCAGTTCTTCCCCGGGCGGGCTGTGAGGTTGTTGACGCTTGTCTGCATGACGTCAATCTTATCGTCGAGCGTCTTCATGTGCTCTGCCATGACGGCGACGGCCTCTGCCAGCTTGGCCACGGCGTCGGTCTTCTTCTCGAGATCCTTGATCCGGCCGGTGTTCCGGTCGACGTTGCCGCGGATCTCCGCGACTGCGATATTCAGATCCTGCAAATCCATACGGTTCTCCTTTATTCGTATTGCCATGCAATGGCTCCATTTACAGCGGGCGTCGTTTCTTCTGCGTTCAAGGACATACCTCTGGCCATCAACGTCGTATAGTTTGTGTCTGCCTCATGCACACCTGTAGCACGGTTGAACATCTTGTACACCGTGTTCACGGCCCTTGGTGTAACGGCCTTGTCGGTATCCGTCCGGGTTACTGCGTCCACCAGATATGTGATGCCTTTGGCCCCTGTTCCGGCACTCGGAAGATCCGCCCATGTGCCGTTGCCTTTCAGGTATTTCCCCTGCTGTCCAGCAGTCGGAGCAGGAACTAAGCCCGTCTTGCCGGCGGCAGAGGTGGAAGCGCCAGAGAAAGCCTGCAATATACCGTCCAGCGTATACCGTGTACCCCAGTAGCCCTTTGCGCTTCCATCCGAGTCAATATGGACGTAATAAATCATCAGTTCTTCCGACGTATCGCCCTGCGTCATCTTTGTCAATGCAAAATTGACATACCCAAACGCTTCATCCACTTCCGCAAGCGGAAGAAGCAGGAGGTTCGTATTGTATTCCCCAAAGAGTTTCACTCTTGCATAACACGCTTTCCCAGCCTTATAAGCTGCAAGGATTTCGTCATATGTCTTGGTGTGCGTGACACTTTGATCATAAGTATCCTCGGCATGAATACCGCAGCCGACATAGAACAACTCCGAACCCGGTCCCGCTTCCCCTGCGGGCCCTTTGATGTTGACGCTGGCCGGATTGGCCTTGCCGCCGTCGTTCGTCCAACTCAGATCGCCCGCAGCGGAGACGGACGGCGTGAATGTCGTGCCGTCTGCGCCGGGTGCTCCATCCTTGCCGTTCGTGCCGGCTTTTCCCGGTGCGCCGTCCTTGCCGTTTTTGATCTCAGCGGTCGTCGTGCCGGTTTTGTCGGTGATGGTGATTGTCGCGCCGGTGCCGGTTTCGGCCACGGTGGCGGAGGGGCTGAAGCCGTCCTGCCCGGGCGCGCCGGGTGCTCCGTCCTTGCCGGGGCTTCCGTCTTTGCCGGGAGCGCCGTCCGGGCCTGCCGGGCCGGTCGCACCGGTATCGCCCTTATCACCTTTCGCGCCTTGCAGCGGGCCATTGTTGACCCATGTTCCGGACACGCCGTCGTAGATATAAATGTCATACGGTTCCGCCGTGCCGACGCCGTAAGCATCTCCCACCGCCGGATCCTGTACGGAAGATTCCAGTGCCGAGGCCGTTGCATAATAGCCCTTGACAACGAAGCCAGCGCCCGTGTCTCCCTTCGGCCCGGTCGGGCCAGCGGGGCCCTGCGGCCCGGTTTCACCCTGCGGGCCTGTCGATCCCGTTTCACCCTTGGGCCCCTGTTCGCCGGGGTCGCCTTTGTCGCCTTTATCGCCGGTCTCTCCCTTGGGCCCGGTGTCTCCGGTCGCGCCCTTCGGGCCCTCCGGCCCCTGCGGGCCGGTATCGCCTTTGGGCCCCTGTGCGCCGGTATCGCCTTTGTTTCCCTTCTCTCCCTGCGCGCCGGTCGGGCCTGCGGGGCCGGTTGGGCCTGCCGGGCCAGTATCGCCCTTATCGCCTTTGTCGCCTTTGTCGCCTTTATCGCCTTTCAGCGCGTTTATGACCTGCATTGCCATCGCGTCAGGTTCCACGGCCATGTTCAGCCGCTGTTCAAATACTGCGTCAGACATAACGACATACCTCCTACAGAAGTTCTTCTACGCCGACAACGGCGATCTCCGTTGCCCGGTCATTGCCGTTCTCGTCTGTGAACGTCATTTGACAGCGGGCCGGACGGACAGTCAAGCTGTCCGCGTCGGTCTTCGGGATCTCAACGGTAAAGCTCGTCGGAGAGGATACCGTCGGCGTATAGGATTTGGAAAAGCTGTCGCCCTGCACGACCTTGAAGCTAAGCCCCGTACACTGCGTCAGATCGACGCCGCGCATCGTGACATACAGGACGTTTTTGATTTTCTGTACCATAGATACCTCCTATCTGAGCCTGTCCCAGATTTTTTTCTTGGTGCTGTCGCCATAATCGTACATGCTGATCGCAATGGCGTATTTCTGCTCCTGCGTCAGGTCTGTGCTGTTCAGATAGTCGCAGAACCACGTCCACGCATTTTTGTATCCTGCCGCTTTTCGCTCGTCCTCGTTCGGGCGCTCTTCGTACTCCACAATCGCGTCGATATAGTCTGCCATTTCCGCGCCGGTGTCCTTGACATTATGTGACCATCCCGCTTGATACGACGGAGAAAGTTCACTTTTCGCGGAAGACGTGCTGATGTTTCCTTTTCGCAGCTGTTCAGAGAGGTAAGTATACGTCTTTGTGTTGTCCGTATAGAATCCCATGCGGATTGCGGATTTCTGGTCTTCCGTCCACGTCTGCTTATCAAGCCATGCGTCGAACTGTGATTCTGCGCTTTCGGTGACTTTTCCGTCTTCGTCTTTTACGTCTTTCATTCCGGCGTGCGCATTCGCTGCCTGCAAAGCCATTGTCGGCGTGACCTTCGCGTTTCTGCCGTACCGGTCATAAGCCTTGATCTCCTTGTCACTCAAAACAGCAAGCGCAACCGCGTCGTTGATCTCTCCGTTCTTGTAAGCCGCAAGATACTCGTCCGCTTTCGTTCCGTTTTTGTTGGCGTCAGAATAACGAGCCTCGATTGCCTTTTCCATGAAATGCTGCGCAAGCTCCTTGCTGCCCTTGCCTGCCAGTTCCTTCTGTGTGTCCGTCAGCTTACCTCCGTACTTGGACGCTTCCAACGCCTCAAAATACGCGTTTGCTTTCTCAGTCGCAGAAGCCACAAGTTCATCGGAAAGGCCGATATAATCTGCGCCCTTATACTGGTTCTCGACACCGGAGAGCTGCTTCTTCGTATCGTCGGAAAGATAATGCTGTGCCTTGACGGCAGCGGAGATCATGGCGTTGTTCCGTTCTGCGCCGGATTTCTCCAAGATCTTCTGCGCGGAAGCTTTCATTTCATACCCGATCCCAAGTTTGTCCTTTGCGCTCTCCACCGCAACGTCTTTTGCCTGCTTCAAAATCTCCGCTTTCATGCTGTCCGGCATGGACTTGTAATTCTTATCATTCATCAGCGCAGTCACAGCGGCGGAATACGCGTCGCCGTATGCCTTCTGGTATATGCTGCGCTGCTCGAACGTCAGGCTGACAGATTCGCCGTCAACCTTCACAGATCGCGGAGCCGTCCGGTCAGGATACAGAGAATTGCCGGTCGCGTCGCTGATCTTCTCGATCTCGGAGGAAACTGCATCGGTCTTGTACGTCGTGATATTGCCGGGGTTGATATTCCGGTTCATAAAGTTGCGGGCGCCGCCCTCGTTCCTGACAGGATTTCCCCATACGTCGGTCTTTGCTGGGAGCGTTTCACGCAGGCCGGGGATAGACGCTTTCGCGTTGTCAACAGCCTGCTGCCAGACGTTATCCGAAGAATAGGCGTTCCGCTCCGTGTCGTCAAGGCCCTGCGCAATGCCGCGCAGCGCGTTCGGAATGACACTGGAAAGCTGGTTCGCGGCGTACTTCTGCGCGGCGTCCAGCATTTTTCCGCCGGGCGTGCTTGCATCGCTGTACTGGTAGTTGTTTACAACATCCTGCATCGTGGACATGACCGGCGTATCCAAGACAGACTGCAACGCGCCGGACAGGGAATTTCCGAGCACACGGCCAGCCGTCACGCCCGCTTCACTGCGGATATCATCTGCGATCAGTGCGCCGGTCGTCAGCTGGGCGTTAAGCGGGTCGAGGAAGCCAATGGAAAGCAGCGTGTCGCCGTGCTGCCATTCGGCGCTTTCACCGCGAAGATCACGAAGGGCCGCGCTGATATTCAACTGTGTCCCGTCAAGGCCGTGCGTCTTGCCGAGCGCGTCCTTGTTCTTGTCTTCGTCGTCGCCGGTCACTTTCAGCCATCCGCGAAGCGCGCCAGCTGCAGCAATGGCGATCATGCCGGAGCCGGTCAGTGCACGGCCTACGCCCTGCACCGCCTTTGCCTGCTGCGCCGCTGTCAAATTTCCCTTCTTCGCGGAATCAAGCATATTGATGAAATCTGCGGTGGAAACGAGCAGACCGGCAGGGGAATACTCGATCGCCCGCGCGCCAAGGTTCGACGGAACCTGTGCGAACGGAAGCACAATATCGCCCGCGCCGATATCGCCGATATGCGCTTTGTTGAGCGCGTTCCGAATACCGATCGCAGCGTCAGACAGAACGGTTTTATCCTGAAACGTTCTATAAAGCGCTTCCTGCTTTCCTGCGCCGCGCAGGGAATCGTCCTTGATCTTGCCCTTTTCATAGAGCTGGTCAATTCCCTTCTGAACACTGGCTTCAATTCCGCCCTTCTGGAATTCGTCGGTCGCGTTCAGGGTGTAGCCCTCATACGCTTCCCAGACAGACATGAGTTTCGAGAACACGCCACCGGACATTTTAAAGGTGCGGTTTGCGGTGTTCTCATACTTGCCAGCGCCGCCGGACGTATCAACGTCAAGGCCGACCTCCATGCAGGCACGAGCAAGCCCGTCCATGGAGCCTTTGCGCTTTGCCGCCGAGAACCACGACGCATCGCCCGCGACGCTGCGCGTGCCGGTGATCGTGGATACCAGCATATCCAGCGGAACAGAAATATTCCGTGCAACGCTGTCAACCGGGTCGAAAACGTTATTGGAAACAAGGTTTCGCATGAAAGTAGCGACCTTGGACAGCATACCCGCACGCCGCACAGTCTTGACCTTCTCGCCTGCGGAAACCGTTCTTGTATCCGCTGCGATGTTGTAGATACTGTCAGCGGCAAACGTCTTGAGGAAATCAAGGTTTTTCCCGCCGCCCGCCTGCGCTTCCGCCCGGGCGTAGTTCGCAATGCGATTCATGGCCCAGTTGACAATGGGCGAGGTCTTATTGCCGATGAGCGTACCGGTCTGCCGGACTGTGCTTGCGCTTTTGATGATGTCAACCAGATCGTTGACGTTGACCTTCGCGTTCTCCTGTCCGGTGCCGACCGCCGCGTCGTACTGCTGCGCAAGCGTGTTGACGCGGTTCATGATCTCGGCTTTGTTGGTCTTCTTCGCCGCCCGTTCCAGCGCCGCAGAAGCGTCCGCAACAATGCCGCCGCCCGTCTGCCGGGAATACTTGGCGTAGGCCTGCAATGCCTGACCGGCTGCCGTGCCGTGCGCAGAAAATTCCTTGCGCCAGTTGGAATACTCCGTCCAGTCGCCGGTCTGCTCTGCCGCCCTGCGGTAGTTGTCGAGGATCGTCATACTCATGTCGACCTCTTCCCCGCTCCAGTTGTGCTTCCCGCGCAGCTCTGCCATTTCCCCGGCGTAATCCTGCGCCAGCCGCAGACGGGCGTTGTCAAGGCTCTTCGCCTCGGAAATGGTGTCGTACATGATCGGCGTGCGCTGCGATTCCGGCACGTTCCAGTCGGCTTCCATGCTGCCGATGGTGTTGCTCTGCGTCTGGGACTGCTTCGGAACAGATTCAAACTGACTGCGCATCGCGCCCATGTCATTCTCTTGGCTTTTTCTCGCGCTCTCGGCGTTGTCCATCTCTTCAAGAAGCAAATCCATCACATCAGATTCCTGATTGTATTGACCAGACGCGCCCGGAATAGCAGATTTCGCAGCAATGTACGCTTCGTTTGGCGGTATGGAATAGCTGTGAAATTCGTTTTGATTTGTTAAGGACTGATACCCATGCGTCAGCATATCGTCTAACAGCATCTCAACGCGGAGCGCGTCTGCGTAGTTCTCCGCGCCATCATCCTTAATAATGGCTTCAGCTGCTTTTGCGAGGTTATCCCACGAAATTCCAAAGTTATCCTTTAAGTACGCGATTCCATCCGTTGTGTGTCTTTTTGTACCTATCCAGCGATAATATCCTCCGTTATCTCCATCCTCTACGGGGGTTGCAATCCGCTCTCCACGAGTTGAATTGTAAATTTCCTCAAGAAGTGACTGCGCGGCGTCCTTCATGTATTTATGGATTTCCGGATTATCATACTGGAACGAATGCTGCCCGCGCTTCATCCTCATTGACATATCTCGATTGTCAATGTGGGTATTAGGGTCAACCTCGTGAATACCGCTTCTCGCGTCGTACTTATACGGTGTCTTGCCGCTATCAATATCGTCCAAGAAGGAGCTAAGTGCCTGAGCATCGGCTTTGCTGAGCAAACTTCCATAGTCAACCAACTGATTAACTGAAAGAGATCCGTTGTTTTTTTCAATCAGTTTTATGAACTCGCTCTTGATTTTCTCGGCACCATCATTTATATTGATTGCGCCGGCTTCCGCCGCGTCAGACCTTACAGGCCCGTTTATCGGCGACACTGTTGTTTGTTCTGGCGCGGCGGGATTTTTGTTTGCCTCTCTGCCTGTTATAACGCCCTCTGCGCCGCGTTCCGGCGCGGGCTGCGTCGTTTGCTGGGTGTTCTGATTCGCGGCCTGTGCGGGGTCTGTGAGCGTTTCGCCGCGCAGCGCGGCCTGAATGGACGCGTCAAGCATTTCGTCCTGTGTCAGCTGTGTGTTCTGCGCCTGATTCTGGCTGCGCGAACCGAGCGCGCGATTCAGCGCAAAGTTCCCCGCGCCGAGGATGCCGCCGACTGCTGCGCCGGTTGCAAATTCCTCGGCTGACTGATACGGATTGAAAACAGCGTCCCGGCCCTGTGCCGTATTGTCGAGTGACAGCCATTCCCGATCTCCGTCATAGACAAGCTTCTGCATGGCGCGGCTGATCGGGTTCTGAATGAGTTCTTCGCCGCCCTCTTCGACCGCGCCCTTGATCAGATTTTTCGCCTTGCTGAGCGCAGAAAGCGTGCCGTCGTTCATCCAGTCGTTGTTTTCTAGACCTCCACCAACTTCGATTGCGGCGTTTGCAAGGCCAGCTATCGTAGACGCCAGAATGGCCTGCTCGTCTGTCGCTCCGGCCCCCTTTGCCTCTGCAAAGTTACCGCCGGTTTCCTGCATAAATGAAAGCCAATACGATGGGTCGCTGGAGATCCGCCGCATAACGGTTTCGATGCTGCCTGCAAGGCCGGAGCTGGCCTGCGTAAGCGTTCCTGCGCTCGAAGTGCCGAGCGTCAAAAGCGCAAGCGCAGCCTGCGGCAGCGCTGCAATGACACCGGTTCCTATCGTGTTTGCAACGCTGCCCGCTTTCGTGTCGCTCCAGTTTGCTGCGGAGCGTTCGTTCAGCGAATCGGACGTGCTCTGGGTGTACTTTGCCCAATCATGGATCGGCTGCAAAAGGGAACTTGTGAACGCCGAATCTCCTTTTACAAACTTCCCGTCCTTTGTAAACCCGCCGTTTAAATAACTTTCTACTGTTTCGACTGCCGTCGCTGCGGCGTCGGCAAAGTTGGCAATAGAAGCGTTGAACTGACCGAGGCCTGCGCCAAGCATGGTGAAAAGCTTTCCGCCGATCCCCTTGTCGGTCTGCGGCTGGGCTGCGCTCTGCCGCTGCGCGATCGCCTGCTGCATGAGGCTGCCCGTCTGAGAAGGGATGCTGAACCGTTCGGAATCCCGCACCGTCGGCAGGCTGCGCCAGGCGTTTTTCTGAACCTCTTTCCGCACAGAATCAAAAAGCCGCTGTTCTGTCCCTCTGGTCTGTGCGTCTGCCGCTTCGTTGATCGTGAACCGGTCTGCGTCCGCCACCGTCGGGAGGCTCTGCCACGCATTTTTCCGGGCCTCTTTCTGTGCCTCTTCCTTGCGCGCCTGATACGAACGCCTGACTTCTGCACGGCTCGGCGTGTCGGTGTACTGAACGGAATAGGAATCCCGCGCGTTCTGCCCGTTTGCCGCAGCGGCCTTGATCTCCGGGGCCGTCGCCTTCTTTACAAGTGTCAGTTCGGCGCTGGCGGCGTTGATCTGCGCCCTTGCCGTGTCATACCGTGACTTTGCCTCGGCGTACTTGCTTTCAAGGTCGCCGCTGCTCTTGCCGCGCGCCTTGTTCGCGGAGATCTGCCGGGCAATGTCCGCCATGTCCTTCTGCGCGGAAGCGGCCTTCTTGCGCAGCGTTGCAACGTCCGGGCCGGTAGATGCTGGTGCAGACTTCGCCGCGCTCTTTTTCGTGCCGGAGGTGCTGGAAGCGTATGTAACGGAACCGCCGGAGTACGAACCGCCCTCAGAGCCGGTTCCGGGGCTGGCCGGAGCAGCTGCCTGCTGCGCGTCGCGCTTTGCAGCTTCGCGGTCAATGGTGGCCGTGTAGGTCTTGCCGTCTTTCTTGACAGTGATACTGCCGTCCTCGTTTCGCGTCCATAACGAACCGTCGGAAGCTTCTGCCATGTCCCCGGCTCTCTGTAACTTTTCTGACAGAGAAACACCTTTGGCTGAACCGATCCTGTACTCCGGCTGCAGCGCCTGTTGAACTGCATCGTTCAACTGCTCGTCGCTGATTTTGGCTTTTTCTCCGTCCTGCGTCAGTCCGGCAGTTACCGCGTCCGTCGCCTGCCGCGCCTTTTCAGACGCAAGCACCTGTTCCGTCTGCGCCGGTGTGATTGCGTTCCGCTTCGTGTCTTGCTGCAGGGAATACGACGGTGCAGCCTGATTCGTGCTGTCCAGAACCGGAGTAGCAAAGGGCTGGGGCTGTGCAGGCGTGTAGTCAGGCGCAGCAGAAACAGCGGGCGCGGATACGCCCACTCTTCCGGTCATGGTCTGCCCGTTCTTCGTGACGGTAATGCTTCCGTCGGCTTCCTTTTTCCAGAGAGAACCGTCGGAAGCCTCCGCCATGTCGCCCGCTTGCAGCCTGTTCGCAAGCTCCTTGCCCTTATCGGAGTTGATAAAATAATCAGCCATATGCCCTTATCCCTTGATATCCGCTTCCATTTCTACGCCGTCTTTCGTGACGTAAACCTTGCCGTTCGGCGATTTCCGCCATACAGAGCCGTCCGAAGCGTAATATTTGTTTCCAACTTGCAGATTTCCGGCGATACCTTTGCCCTTTTCGCTCCCGATCACATACTTGTTGGTCGAATACCCCCTTGCCGTTTTGGCCATACTGGCCGTAGTCTTGCTGACTTTCTGGTAAGGGATACCATAACTCTTGTAGTTCGTCGCAAGGTAATTTTCAACGTTGTCGATGCCGCCTGCTTTGTTGATGATGTTGATGTAATACTCTGCCCACTCGATCTCATTTTGTGTAGCCTGCTTGAACGAACTGCCGCCGGACGAACTCTTGCCGTAATACCCGCCGGAGGATACGATCTGCTGCGCCTTGTTGTACATTTCGTTGAGCTGCTCCGTATTGCCGCCGCTGATACCGAGCAGTTCAGCATACGCAGAAGCGTTGCTTCCGGCGGAACTCATGACAGAGCTGTTGAGGATATTGAACATCTGAAGCGCACGGTCTGCGTCGGCTTTTGCCGCGTTTGTAAGACTTTCGTCCACGCGCACAGCCTCTTCGTACAGGGCCTTTGCAAGATTCAGGTCGTTGTCGGCCTGCGCTTTCTGAATCGCGCTCTGATACTGCTGTCCGAGAAGCTGTCGCTGACGCTCGATCTCAGCGCGCTTCTCCGCCTCAGACTGGCGCAGATTGTTCATGTTCGCAGAAAGCTGGTTCTGCTGGGCAAGCTCCGCCTGTCCGCCCGTGCCGGAGTTCAGGCCGCGCGCGTTCGCGTACTCCTGAAATGCCTGCCGGTTGCGGTCTGCTTCCGCCTGTGCCTGCCGCTGCTGCTCGTAATAGATGCTGCCGAGCTTGCCTTCCTCCGCGCCGAGATCGGAAAGATTCTGGTTGTAGTCGCTTTCCAGCTGGGATTTGTTTGCCGCAAGGCTGGCTTCGTACATCTTGCGGATCATTTCTTCCTGGCTGGTCGCAGACGGCGTTTTATAATCTCCGAGCTGGTTCAGATACTTTCTATACCAGTCATAGATGGTGCCGCCTCCGGCAGAAGAACCAGCGCCGACCACTGCGCCAACGTCGGTTCCGGTGCTTGTTTTATTGCCGGGCGTAAATCCAGGGTCAATGTCGCCGCCTGCTCCGCCCTGCGAAACGCCGATACTAGGGTCTAGCGGGTCGCGGTTTACTGCTCCGCCGGTCGGGGGCCGCGTTGTTCCGCCGAATCCCGGCTGCTGCTGACCGCCTGCAGGCGGATTGACCGGCGCAGTGTCTGCCCCGGGCGTTTTGCCCGGGCCAAAAGAGAACTCCGGGTCAAGCGTCCTCGGTATGTCTGCTGTGGAAAGATTGCCCTGTACCAGTGAGCCGCCCTGATTCCCGCTGCCCTGATTTGCAGAAGCCTCCGGGGACTGCGCGTTCCCGAACCGCTTGTTTCCATCATAGGCAGTCCAGTTTTCCATGTAGCTTTCCGCAACCCCGTTAGAGCTTCCGCCTGCGGGGCTGTCGCTCTGCGTCGGCTGCTGCACGCCTTTTACAACGGCCTGCCCGCCCGGCGGCTGCCATGGAAGGGTGATATCATCCCCGCGAGGTTGACGCAGTTGCAGCCTCCCGCCATTTCCTACCGGTGAATCCAGCGCCGGTTTCTTCCAAATATTGCTGTCACTGATTCTCATTCAGCACCTCTTATGCTGCCGTGAAATACTGTCCCACAAGTTCATGCGGGAGATACTGCAATGTTATCTTGTCCCCCGCTGCGGAGCCGGTGCGCTCACAGAGATACAGATTTCCGTCTTCCGGGTCTGTGTAATACAGACCGTAGGTGTATTCCATGCCGCGAGAAGCCGGAATTGGGTCGTCGTGCGTGCCTGTATGTTCTGCGTCAACTACAGCCCAAAGTGCAGGCGTGGCGCTGGGCTTCCAATTTTCCTGCGAGGTATGCGCCTGACGGCATTTGTAGAGCTTGCCGCCGTTGCTTCTGCGGTCGCCGACGGCATAAGCAACGGGATATGCCCATGCAGGAAACAGTTCCACCGCCTTTGCCGCGTCTGTATCATTCAGGCTTTCGGCTGCCTTGACGATGTACGGGCGCAGCGCCCGCGCTCTTTCTGTGTAAGTAGCCATATTATTCAGCCTCCCCAAGAAGAATTTTCGCAGCCTGCTCCGCATCGGCGGAGACTTCGCGCAACAACTCCGTTTCCGTTTTCTTGCCCATCTTGCAGGTACACGTCCCATCGCGGTTGTCCGTGATCGGGCCTGCGACGCAGTAATCGGAGTTGTCCCACTCCTGCACAGATTCCCGTGTTTCGCCCGTCGGCTGGCCGCTTTCATCGTATACCTGGATGGTGTCGCGTTCGACGATATACCAATGCAGTCCGTTCACAAACAGCTGCACGGCAGCTGCATACGTCGTTTCTAGCGTGACGGCCTTGCTCTCACGCCCGCCCCAGTCCCGATCAACGAGCTTTCCGTCGATACTTGCCGGGTGTTCTGTGCCATTTGCCTTAAAATAGATCATACATACCTCCGTCATAATGTTTTGAGGGTTACATCCGCCTTGCTCCCATATTCTAAGCTGCTGGATCTGTCTATAACAATATTGCAGTTTCCCATCAACAGATACTCGTAGTTAACCTCGCCCATCGTGCCAGACGCCTTTTCAGCCACAGGGTAGTCGTTTATGAATATTCTTGCAACAGAATTGGAAGACCCTCCTGCTGCTAGCGTAATGGACGTTCCCCTCTCCAGTTCAAACGTCCCTTCGGTTCTTTTTTCCCCCTTTATAAGCACATAGCCCCAGTTATTTGCACTCGCATTTTTTGTCGTCACGGTAACTTGCACTGGGTAGCTTAATTTGATATTGTATGACGTTCCGCCAACCATCGTTCTTCCACCGTAAAGCCTGTAACCAGTTCCATCAATCTTTGCGGTGCCGCTTTTAACCGTGTAGGCCGTGCCGTTAATCAGTGTTCTATGCCCCATACTCGCAAGCCTCATTCATACTGCCACGCGATTTGGCCGTTGACAATCGGCGTGGTTTCTGCCGCAAACAACGCTTCGCCGCGTGCCATGTAGGACGTGTAGTTCGTGTCCTCCTCTGTGACAGCTGTGGTTCTGCCGATCTTGTCGTTGATCGTTTTCTCGTCCGGACTGATCTGCTTCGGGAATAAATCAATCACGTCAAGCCCTCCTTACATCTGGATATACGCGCACGGAATATCAACTGTCGGCACAGTATCGCAGGAGAAGGTAATCCCCGTTTCATTTGCGCCATAGACTTTTACCCCACATTTGGCCGCTTCTTGCCATTGTGCTAGTGTCGCCGACGTGTCAAGGCCGACCGCGATATTCCGCCCTGTTCCGATTGTAAGAACAGTCTTCTGCTTCTTGTCTGACCATCCTGCAACAGTCAAATTAAATGTGGAACCAGCTGATTTTTCCGCTTTCTCATCGATCTTCTGCAGCTGTACATCACGCAGCTGATTTTCAGATTTAATTGTAGAGATATCCCTCGAATTCTCACGCGTCTGATCTAAAAGCTTCACGACAGTTTCTTGCAGAGTGACGATCGCGGTACCTGCACTGCCACCTGCGTTGATTGCGTCCTGTACCTGCTTCGTCAGCTTTTCCATGCCGACCGTGTTGTTCGGGATGGAACCGGCGGAAATGCCCGCAAGCTGCGCCTGCACGTTTTCAATCGCCGCCTGAATGGTGCTTGCGTTTACTGCCGAGGTCGGCGTAAAGGCAAGATTCGCCGCTGCCAGCGCTGGAATGAGGACAGTGTTGATATAGGTCTGCACCGCAAGACTGCCCTCGTCGAATTTGGCCTTTAACTCCGCTGCGGAAAGCCCGCCGACGTCGTTCGGATAATCGTCCAGCTTCTGAATGATACTGAGATCAGTATCCAGTGTCGGAATGCTCACTTATGCCACCCCCGTTTCGTTAAGTGCCCTTTGAAGTTCCCCGTAGCCGCTGCCGCCGTTGACCGGGATCTCCCCAGGCTGCGGTGTGGCGGGAACAAGGTTCCCATTTGTCGCGCCCTGATTCATCTGCGACATGGCCTGATTGCCTTTCAGCTTGTCGATCAGCTCCTGCCGCTTGGAAACATAGCCCTCCGGAATCCGTTCCAGATAATCTACCAGCTCGATCTTGCCTTGCATGAGCAGATTATCGAGCGTCTGCACCGTCGTGATCTCCGACCAGTACGCAGAAGCGCCGACGTCAAGCTTCAGCGAAAGCGGGATCTTGTTCAGAATCTCAAAGTCAAACGGCGTGTTGAAGTCCTGTTCCGGCAGCGTCATGCCGAGCGGCTGAGAGTTCAGCTGGTCTTTCGTCAACATCTTTACCTGAACATGCCGCGTACCGTAGTACACGCGCATATGGTCAAGATAAATGCGCCCCAAGTCCTCAATGGATTCATACATATTCAGCTTGACCAGTTCCAGCGGCGCATTCGACGCACGCTGCAAGGCAACAATAGCCGATGTGTTATCCGGTCGCGTGTCACCGAGCGCCGCGTCAGACGCGCCCATGAAGTTCTGCGTATAATTGATCGCACTGTCGATGAACTGCGATACCTGCGGACTGATTGTCGCCGGGTCAAGGATCTTTGCGACGTTATTGACGTCGCCGCCGTTAATGCCGATGGCCGCGCCGACGCGGCTGTCCCAGCGCGGGCCAATGCGTGTTTTGTCGTAGACGATCTTCGGAAACGCCGTTGTCATAAGGGACAGCATAGACATTGCAAACAGCTTATTGACGAAGATCTGATTCGGGATCAGCTCTGCGATCAGCGCCTGTCCGTGGTAGCAGTCCTGCACATAGTCCCACGGCATCCATGTAATCGGGTAAAGCTTCAGTTCCGTGTCCTTCTCCGGCTCGACCTCTACGTCCTTCGTACACTGATAGCTGTGGATCGTCCCGGTGTCTTCGTCCTTCCAGAGATAGACAATGAGGGTGCAAAGCTTGTCCTGCAATGTGTCCATTTGGCTGTTGAAGTCTTCGGTATCAGGCCGTATCCGGTCGAGATCGTCCTTTTTGGCCCCGTTGCGTTTGGCCATGCGGCGTACTTCCTCTACCATCAGGCGGCGTGGGATGATGATATACGGCTGCGTCTGCACGCGCCGGTCGTTCGGATTGCCGAACAGAACGCGCGTATTCTCGATGATCTCCGTGACAATATCACCCTTGGCCTCCTGCCCGGTTTCAATATCCGGGTCGAAGTATGTATACGTCGCACCGTCGCCGTCAACCGCCGCATTGCGCATGAACTGGCGCGTCAGCGTCACGACCTTGTTCCGCTCAAAAATAGCCGCAAACTGCTTATTCATAACGTCGGCGACCTTCTCAAGATCGCCGAGCGAATACATACTGGTCGAGCCGAGCGGGGAGGCCTGCATGGACAGGTTGTCGCTGGAGATCGTCGCGATCTGAAACAACGCCACACGCTTTAAAAAGTTGAAGACCGGCGTCGGCAGACCGTTGCTTTCTACGCCCTCCCACTGCTTGCCGATAAAGAAGTTTTCGTTTTTCTGCACCGTGTCGTACAAGTTCAGCTGCGTGTTGACCTGTACGCCTTTGTCATATCTGCGATACGCCTTATCAGGCGTCATTTTTTCCTTCATCGCTTGTCACCCTGCGGCCCGCCGTCATACCCGAAGATATTATTCATGCCGTCCATCATTTTTTGCATTTGCTCCTGCATCCGGCGTTCTTCCTCGGACGGCTCCGGCTTCGGCGCGTCCTGCTCCTGCTTCCGTTCCTCCTGAATCGGCTTGTGCCGCACAAGCACATAGCCGAGGATACAGACTGCAATCTGACAGGCCAGAATCAAAAGCTGCAAAATCAATCCAAGAATCATTTCCATGGGTTCCCTCCTATTTCACATTTCCGGTGTAGCGCACCTTCTGGTCAATGCCGAGAACAGTCACGTCGCCGAAAGTCGAACCGCTTGTAATGACGATTTTGTAATAAACAAATTTCTTTACTTTCAGCTTGATCCGCTCGATCTGCGGCGCGCGGTTCGTCAGGAACGACCAGTGAATGAAATTCACATGATCGAAGCCGGACAGGTTCGAGGAAACCTCTTTCTCCGCGTAATCGCTCTTTTTGTCAGAGCGGGCTGAGATCAGGATCCGCGCATTCGTCGCGGGCTTCATCGACACCCAGATAATAGAGCTGGTTTTCCGCTTGAAATCCGCATTGAAGGACATATTCCCGGATTCGTACCGGGATTGGATCGGTACTTCGTCGTCAGCTGTGTGTATATGGTCGAAATCGACCAGCCGCCCGTCAGAGAAGCCAAGATACATTGCCATGCCGTCCGCGCAGCCGCAGACAGCGGGAAGCCCGGTGAACATATACCATGTGTTGTTTTCGTAGTTGTTGACGAGCACAGTCCCTTCCGCGTCGTTCAGGAACACAAAATACTCATGCGTCATATTGTTGTCGAACGTGAAGATCTTCGTCACGTCGGCTTGATTCATGGTCTGCTGGACGCGGGCGGAAACGTTCTTGGCATTGCGTTCGTCCGCATAAAGCGTGGTCGCAAGCCGCCACTCGAAAATGTTGCCCGCGCAGACCGAGCGCGGATAGTTGTTGACAAGCTGCACCTGCCCGGGCGCTTCGTTGCCGATCTCCCTATGAATTGGGACAGTGTAGAAGCCCGCCGTCGTGCTGCCGTCCTCCAGCGTGATCGCTGAATAGCTGGTCGCATAGACCGCCTCCGGCTTGAAGACGAGCAGCTTTGAGTAGTGCCGGGACATTGCTGTAATCGGCGTGTTGGCTGTTCCGATCTGCATTTCGTACAGATCCGGAAAATACTCCGCGCTGGCCTCGCCGTCTTCCGTCACGCCGCAGTAATACGCTTTGTTGCTGCCGTCGCCGTACAGGAACACGCGCGTATCAGACGCGCCGTTGAAGAACTCGCTGAACCGCATCTTTTCGATCTTCACGCGCAGCGTATTCGCTACGTTGTAGAAGATTTCGACGTTGTTGCTGCCCTGCGCCGGAGCAGCGGAAAACGTTACCGTTCCTGCTGCCTTGTCGACCGTGAAGCCCGTCGTCACTTCCGTTTTCTCCACGAACACGAAATCAATGCTCGTGACGTTCTTCTCCGGCAACTGATAGACAGTGGCCGTCCCATCCGCAGAGAACCGGACGCGGCGCTTTCCTGTCAGCATATTGACCGGTTCCAGCGTCGTGCCGCCCCCGCCCGGCGCGGAGGCGGTCACAACGACCGGCACATACCCGTGTACGGTATCAACGTATCCGATCCCGTCCCATACCAGATACTCCGATCCGTTCAGGATATAGAGCTTATCCCCGAAGCCGAAGAACGTTGTCGGCGCGTCAAGAATGTCGCCGATGTTCTCTGCTCCGTTTTCTGTAATATTCCAAACTGCGCCGTCAGCCGCGCAGACGGTCACTTCGCCGCCCGCAACATAGCCATGCCACAGGCCGCGCACAGGGCCGGTAAAGGCGTGCATGGTTTTATAACCCGGCCTGACGCGCAGATGATATTCGCTTGTAATTTCAAAATTCTTCAGTACGGACGCCTCGCCCAATTTCAGCTGCGTATCGCCGTCGTTGGATTCGTTCAGCCCCAAGAACTTTTTGATCGTAAAGATCTTGCTGTCATCTTTGGTTGGTATTGTCGCCATGCTATAACCCTCAAAAGAATAGGGCGTACATTGCTGTACGCCCTATTATGGTGCTTACGCGTCAACCGCTTCAGCCATATCAGACCAGAACATACCGGACTTGAATGCCGCTGCGCGGATCGTATCGCCTGCCGCAGAAGTCGGCTTGGTCGAGGAATCATACTCGATCGCAGTCTTGGAGAAACGCGGGTCGGAGCCGTCCAGCGTGTACTTGATCGTTTCGCCGGTGCCAGCCGTCAGCGTGACGGTATGGCCGGAAACCGCGATCGTCGGCTTCGTGCAGACCTTGCCAGCCGCGCAGGCAACATAGATGCCGTTTGCCATCGTCGGCATAACGAACGCATCGTACAGGAACCGGCCCTCCACAAGCGCACCGCTATAGCCCTGCGGGTCGGTGTGCATTTTGTACTCGTGCAGCTTCACAGGGGAAATCGCGGCGTTCTTGAACACCAGCATGAAGTACACGTTGGCAGGCATTCTTGCGATCTTCTTGACGGGAACGCCGTCAAATTCGCCGACAATGCCCTTGCCGAGCGCCTTTGCTGCCAGCGGCTCAATGTTGTTCCACTCGGACGCAAGCTTGATGAACTTGTAATACTTTGGATTGATGTAGAACGTGCGGCCCTCTGCCGGAACGTTGTGCTCGTCCAGCGCGACGTTCGCGTCGAGCATATTTTCTACAATCGTGGTCTTGGACGGTTCCGCCGACAGCGCAACGTGCAGGCCTGCCTTTTCCGCCCATCTGTCCATGCGGTAATTGTCGATCTCCGGGGTCACGACCTCGCGCATCTCACGGCGCAGGCACGTACCTGCTTTCTTGATGCCCATCTGCTCCTTCATGTCGCCCTTGTCAATGACAAAGGAGAACGAGCGATCCTTCTCCATCGGGAGCTCGTATTCCACGTCGGTCAGATCCTTCGGAACACCGTACCGGTTGCCGTTGCCTCTGCGGTTGTAGTCAACGAGCGGCACAGTGCCTACCTCGTGGAATCGGACAGACTTTACGCCGATAAATTCGCCGTCAAACTTCTTGCTGAACGAACCCTGCGTGTAGCTGTCCTGAAAAAATCTTTCCAGTACCTGACTGGAATACTTGTCTGCAAGATTGATAACTCCTGCCATATAGACCTCCTATTAGTCGTCGCTAAGGAAGCCCTCCAGGAACGGGTCTTTGCCGGTTTCCTGCTTCGTAGATTGCAGGCTTCCCAGCGATTTTTGTTTATTGCTTTCGTTTTTGGCGCGGATCGCCAGCTTTTCGTTGGCCTCCTTGAGCTGCCGCTCAAGCTCCCGCCGCTGATAATCGCCGTAGGCGTCTACCAGCAATTCCCCCTTGCCGACAGCCGACCAGACCTCCTGCGGGATGGTCTTGGGATCGACGTCCTTAAACTTCTCCTGAAATCGGCGGATATCCTCGCGCTGCCGCGCTTCCGTTTCGCTTTTGCGCGTTTTCTCCGCTGTGGTTTCCTGCAGCCGACGTTCTGCGTCCTCACGCAGGATCCGTTCGTGCGCGACCTCCGGGCTAACCCCCTGAGAAACGAGCATATTTGTGCGGATAACGTTTAAAAGATCCGGAATGTCCTTTCCGGCTGCTTCCGCCGCCGCTTTCAGCGCCTCAAAAACGGGTGCATTTTCGTCGCGGTACTTGGAAAGTTCCGCATTTTCTTGCTGTAATCGGTCGCGCTGCTCCGTTACATGGTCGTAATTCAGGCCCTTCTGCGCCAGTTCTGTGACCTGCTGCCGCGTATACTGCTTCGTTTCCTTGTTGTACTTGAGGTCGAACATCGGTTCCTCGGTGCCGTCCTGCTCGTCAGCAGCCGTACTGTCTTCGCCCTGCGCGTCCTCAACATCTTCGGGTTCCTGCTCCTGCGAGGCTTCTTCCTGCTCCTCCGGCTCGGTCTGGTTGCCGTCGCCGTCGGCTTCTGGCGTATCCTCGAATTCGCTCAGATCCACGTCGTAGTTGTCGTCGTCAACAACAACTTCGGTTTCGTTCTCGTTCATGGTGTCCTCCTGTATTTGGCTATGGTTGGCCAATTTAACGGCTATGGTAGGCCGTCAGTTTACGCATTTAACAGGACAATCCGCCGTAATACGGCGTAATGTCCTCCCACTTCGCGGCTTTCTTTGCGGCAAGATCCCGGATCAGTTCGGAATACTTGGCATTGAAAAACGCCGCCATAGAATCATTTTCGCCCAGCAGCAAATGTGCCGCGAGGCCGTAGGGCATAATGCCCTGTGCAAGCACGTCGTCCAGATCGATCACGTCTGTAAACGCCTTGATCTCCGTGCAGACATCGCGCGTCCCGTCCTCCCGTGCCTCGTAGGTATCGGAATACGGGAACAGTTCGTGCCGCAGGATGTTGAGGATCGACAGCGTGCGCAGCTTGTATTCAGAAGTATCCGCCGTTGAGGTTTCGCCGGTCGTTTCGTTCTGCTCGTCCATCAGATGGATCGCGCGGGCAAATACCCATGCGGCAGTCGTCGTGTTCATAAACATATCTCCCGTGTATTCTTGTATGTAAATAGGTTAGTAGCCGATATAAGAAGCGCTCGGCGCGCCTCCGGTCATGTACTCGTCGTAGTCGTCCAGCCGGTCTTCCTCATAATCGTCGATTTCGACCGGTTTTTCCGGTTTCAGCGTCCGCATCACGCAGAAATAGCGCAGCGCGTCTACATCGTGTGTCAGCTCGTGCGGCTGCTTGGCGCAGTCGTTCGGATTCTTTTCGTCGTGCTGGATCGCCTGCAAATCGTCGATCAAACTCTTGCAGCTTTCGCAGATCATCAGGCCCGGCTTCCCGTCCGGCAGAGGCTTGAGCATTTCCTTCACAGCCATAAAGCCCTGCACGCGGTTGTTCGCAGCTTTCAGAACCGGCAGGCCGCATTCGCCGAAGATCTGCGCCATTGTCTTGCCGGTATCCTTCTGTGTTGACCACATATCCGGCGGGGCGATCGTATACTCGATGCGCTCCCGCGCAGGTGTCAGAGAAATCGCCGCGCTTGCGGCTTCGGAAACGATCAGCCGCGTTTCGTTGTACTGCCGGTATACATAGCAGCGCCCGGTAAAATCGACCGCCACCCACAGGCAGGCAAACATATCGAGGCCGTAGTCGAACGCCCGGTATTTCGCCCAGCGTGGGTCAATCGGAAAATCCTCCGGGAAGGTATGCACCCCGCGCCGGAACTCCGGGAAGAATCCGCCGGACAACGCATCCCAATCGCCGAAGCGGTGTGCCCTGCGCACGTCCTCTGGCAGAAGGTCAAGCGCGTTGACGTAATCGGGCGAACCCTCCAACAGGTCAACGTTGTCTTCGACCGTCGCTTTGATAAACAGATAATCGTCCGGGTTCTCGTTCGGCAGAAAGTCCCGCTTGACAAACAGACGCTTGACCCACTGATGCCCGATACCGCCGGGGTTGCACGTCAGATACATCCGCTTTGGAAACGGCGTCGCGCCTCGGCAGCAGGCCGCGATACCGCGGAACTCCTGCTCGGTGAACTGCGTCGCTTCTTCGATGAAGATCCAGTCGTATTCCTGACCTTGATATTTACCGGCGACAGCAGAGCCGAACCCGTCCATATTGCCGAACTTGATCGTCGAGCCGTTTTTGAAAGACAGAAGGTGCTTCTGCACGTTGTACACGGCAACGCTCTCCGGAACCAGCTTGACAATCGGGTCGATCACGCTGTTCTCAAGGTCTTCGTACCGCCGTCTGAGGATCAAAATTTTCAGTCCCGGATAGTACAGGCAAGCCCCGACCGGCTTTCTCTGCGTACACCAGCTTTTCCCGCCGCCTCGCGCACCGCCGTAACAGGTGTACTTCACCGTCGAGGCAAAGAACTGCCGCTGCGGCTCGCTGTTCGGCTTGCCGAGGTCGATTTTCACTGTTTCTCCCGGCGCTGTTCGCTTGTACGATTGCTTGCCCATGCAGTACCTCTGTGCTGTGCTCGTCTTGCCTGCCGGGTGTTCCTGGCACCCGACAGAACAAGAGGAAAGGAAGTAAAGAAGGAGGATTGCCCGCTTGCTTAAGGCAGGCAAGACCAACACAACACGGCTTTTTTGTTTGATTTTTGAAATTTTCACGGGCGGGATCCCGGAAGGGTGGTGCCCGTTTTGTTGCTACCCCGCTTTGGGGGATGGAAGACGCGTGGGTTCAATCATATATATACATAGGATTGAAGCTGGCCGCCCCTTTTCCGCCACCCCTCCCTATGCCCTCTTCCTTGCTTGGGGCTGTGCGCACTCGCGCACGGACGAGGCAGGGCAGGCGCGGGGGCCTTAATGGCCTGCGGCCCAGGGCTACAGATGCACACACGCGCAGCACGCAGGCGCGCAGGCATTATGCAGCGTTATACACTGCGGGGAGTATGTATATTATGCGAAGTATGCACTAATATTTGTATATTGTTATGATATCCTGTAGATTTTCCGTGTTTTCAGAACTTATCAAGAATTATGAACGCGACAAAATAGATATTTGGTGGCGTTCACTTGAAAGCGTCCATGTCTCCGGCCTTATTGCCAAAGGTAACATTGACCTGCACGGCGTTCCCGTTGAAGTCCTTCTGACCTCCGAATTTATCAATTACGATACCCATAGACGTCGCAAGCTGCAGCAGATTTGCCCGCTCGATCTTGTCCGGCATGGCGTCCAGCATCATATCAATGACGGTCTGCGCCTTGTCCAGCTTGGAATCCATGAACTCACGCATGCGCTCTTCTGCCGCTTTTTTTGTCTCGGCGAGGACCTGTCTCTTATACACATCTCCGAGCCCACGAGACTAGCGCTCATCT